TAAAAAAATAGTTTCATTAAAAGAATTCAATCAATGTTTTATAGGAAGAAAAAAAACTAATGATTTCACTATATTATTCTCAAATGGAGAGTCAATTGGTGTTAAAATTAAAAAATGATATTAAATTATTGAAATAATAATATATTAAATATTTATTTTTTCAACAATTTTATAATGGAGGATTTAGCGAAAGATATAGATAATAATTTAAATGAGTTATCGAATGATAAAAATGATTATAGTAAGATGTTGTCATTATATGAAAATACAGTTACGTTACTACAAAATATGAATACAAGAATAAGTGATTTACGGAATAAGATTGATCAATCTGAAGAAATAAAACAGGAAATTGTTTTACAAGATGAAATCAATAAGATAGTAGAATTGAATAAATTGTTTAAAGAAGAAAAAGATATTGATAAGTTGGTGGAATATTATAATATAACTAAAAATATAGTTGATAGTGTATTAAGTAAAATTGATAAGATAAATGATGATCCGAAAATTATATAAAAAATTGATTTTTATAATTACTATATTTCTTTAATTATTAACACTTTATATGAACCAACCAGTATGGTTAATACTGGTTATAATAGGTGCGTGTTTACTATTCATTGCTTTAACCATATTGATAATAATTGCCATATATAAATGTTGCAAAGTTAGAAGAAATACATTAGTATATACTCCAATAATAAATACAATTGTTCCAAAATATGATGATTATATAACGGAAGAACAATACACACAAAGACAGAGCATAATAGAAACAAATACTATAGTGGAAAGAATTACGGAAATAACAGATGAAGAGTGTCCAATAACACAAGAAACATTTCAACCGGGCGATGAGGTACGGAAATTACCATGTGGTCACATATTTTTGAAAGAATCTATAGAAGAATGGTTATTTCAAAAATTGGAATGCCCAATTTGTAGAAATAATTTAGGAAGTTAAATAATTTAGGCAGTTAAATTAAATTATTTTATTCATTTTATTTATTACAAGATGAATAACATTGATGATAACCTATTTAAAAAAGATGACTTATACTATAGAAGTAACGTCTATAAACTAATTAAAGATATGGAAAATGTGCACACTAAAATACAACATTTAACCGAAGTAGTGTTGCACCAAAAAGATGATATTAATAAACTAAATCAAATAATTAAAAAATATGAAGAAAAAATAAATAAATTACAGGAAGATATTAGTACTATAAATAGGACTAATTATATAGAATCCTATAGAAGCATAAGACGCGGAATACCTATGCCATACGTGCCGATACTATCGAAGGATGTTTCATCACTTGGTGAATAACTATATACTATTGAAATAATCAAATGATTTTTTAAGGAACACTACAGGTAAACTTACGAAATCATATAAACTAGCTGCTTGTGATCTTCCTTTAACTGGTATATCAACCGGTTTTGAATTAATATTTTTATATTTTGTAGTAGGAATATAATTTTCGAATATTTGATGTGATTTACCTTCCATATTTAATGAATCTCCAACCGATAAATCACTATCAATAATATTACTCTTTTCCGATTCATTTTCACTAAGTTGACTATTTTCTTTTATATCTATTGATAAATTCAATAATTCGGAATCATCTAATTTAAATGCCATTTTTTCTGAATCATCTAATCCAATCCAAGGATGTCTATAAAAATCATCCCATGTAATTCTTCTGACTGGATTAACAATTAATAGTGCTTTCATTAATGATAAACATGAATCCGATACATCTCGACGATATGGATATGTGATTTTTACATTCCTAATTTTGTGAGTCAATTCAATCATATTACTCACTGGATCATATGGATGTGATTTATAGATCAGGTGATATAATATCATTCCTAATGACCACAAATCGCTTTTACTACCGTATTTATAACGAAATAAAATTTCAGGTGCCATAAATCCAGGAGTGCCGCATAGGGTTTTCATTAATTCCTCATTATTATTGGTTTCTTTTGCGAATCCAAAATCAGCAATTTTAATTGTATTATCCTTGGTTAATAAGATATTTGATAATTTTAAATCGCGATGAACTACATTAAATGATTGAAGATATCTTAATCCTTCCGCGATTTGACGAATGTATGTTTGAATTTTTGATTCATTCAAATCTTGATCAATTAATATATCTTGGAGAGTGCCTTTATCACAAAATTCTGTTATAATATATATGATATTATCATCTTGATTATTGATAACATCTACTAATCTGATAATATTTTTATGATTAACTTTTTTCATTATTTCAATCTCAGTTCTTAAATGTTCCATTTCAATCGGCCTTAATCCTTTACAATAGATTTGTTTAATAGCGACTTTTTCTCCTGTTAATAAGCCGATACCTTTATAAACAATAGAGGATGACCCTCTGCCAATTACTTTATTATAATATTTATAATTACCAACTGTTGATTCCATTGGTTCTAATACTAATTTACAGTTGGATATTTTTATATTGAAAATTTCAAATTTTTCATTATGTATAGTATATGGAACGTGAATTAGAAAATTTATGCGGTAATATTGAAAAGGCAGTTAGAGAAATCAATAATTATCCAAGAAAAATATGCTGTCTAAATGGTATATATAGATATTTTATTAAAAGAAAAATAGAAGGAATAGAAAATAATTTGATTAAATTAAATTTAATTTATAGTAATATGAAACAGAATTATAATATGGCTATGTGGGATGGTGATCCGTATAGAAGAACATTAGTTGATACGGTATATTTAACTCGTGTCGATAGAATAAATAAATCGGTTAGGTTGATGAAGAATACATTATTCAAATCATAGATGAAGAATTCATTATTCAAATCTTAAATGGCGCTTGATGTTTCAATTTCATATATTCACGAGTAGTTGATTTATTTCTTCTATTCAAATAATTTTTTCGTGTAATTAAAACATTGTACCAATAATGATTCGGAACAGATTCTTTTCGCCAACCATCTGGATCGACTATATCACAGTAGTTATCTAGATTATACCATTGATTACTTGTCAAAAGACTATCTTTATACTTATCTGCATAAATATTGTCATCATCATTTATTTCTTCAGGATTTTCAATACTATCAAGATAATATCTATAATCTTTATCATCGTCATCTTCTTCATCATATTTATCTATATAAATATTGTCATCTTTACATTTTTTTTGAATATCAACTTTAATAATATTATATTTTCTGTCTTCTTGAGTTTTGCCATTGGGAGAATAATATAAAACGAAAAATATAACAATTACACATATAGCAAAGGTGATTTCCCACAGCATTTAGTTTAATTGATTAAAGATAGAAGTAATCAATTGATTATTCAATTTTTTATCTTTATCTCAATTCTATTTGTAATTTTTCATTAACAATTTTCCTAATATTATCTTGAATATTGTTTACAATTTCATTAAATTTACCTGCATCATTCAAATTAGCATCAATTGATGAATAGATTATTCTGAATGTTCTAGAATGTTTGTTCTTTTTCTCATGATAAAATTTATCTAATAAATCTATTTTTTTCTTCTATCGATTTAGGAATATTACAATAATTATTTTTATGTTCCATTTTTTGATTTGTATAGAAGTAATAATTTATAGTTAAATAATCAATTTTTTTAAAGGGTAATTTTTAAAAAAATTGAATAATCAAATGATTAGAATTATATCCTTTAATTATTACTACAATGAAGATCGAACAACAAAAGCGTTTCGATAAAGTAAATACAGAAAATTTTTATTTAGTCGATAAAGCCGAAACAGATTCAATTTATAAGTTCACAGTTACTGGATCTACTGCAAATATTTATAATGTAACTATAATAAAGAATACATCATCAATAAAATGTGATTGCCCCGATGGATTATCATGGGCAAATAAATATAATTGTATATGTAAACATGCATGTTTCATTTTAGAGAAAGTTGTTAAGTGTTTCAAATATATCAAAGGAGAAGTCTATAATAGAGATTTAGAACCAACTAAATTTTTTGATAAACTAGAATTTTCACAGGCAGAAATACAGTATATTAAAGACTTTTTTGCTAAAATAGATATGAATACGGGTGAATATATAAGCAAAAAGTATGTTGATAAATATAATAAATTGGATAAATTATCATCTGATTTATTTAATCATAAAACTAACCCAATTATAGATGATTGTCCAATTTGTTTTGATTCATTAAAAACAACAGATGAACCATTGAGTTGTCCAATTTGTTCAAATTATATTCACAAACAATGTATGGAGAAGTGGTTAGGAGTTAATAATACATGTGTTTATTGCAGAAGTGATATTTGGAATAAGTATAAAAATAAACCAGGTAAATACGCTAACCTAAAATAATTTCTCGTTTAATTTATATTATAATAGATGGATACATTTTTGACATATAGTAATACCATTAGTTTTTTATTCAATAAATATAAAGACTATAAGAATTCTAAATCAGTTGATGAAAATGGAAATATTATCGAAAAATTCTCTATTGGCGATACTGTAAATTCAATTTTTAGTTTTTTGGGGAGTATCACCTATTTAGTTACTGCTATTGTAGTCGCTGTTTTGGCTTGGCAATGTAATGCCGATCTTTCAGGTACATCCAGAGTAATAGTAACTATATTGGCAATCATTTTCGCTCCATGGTATATGGTATATTTCGCTATTTGGCATGTCATTATGCATAAACCATGTGACAAGTGGCCAATTGAAATAAACAAATTACCTGAAAGAATACGTCCAGAAGTATCTAGACCTGGCGAAATTACACTTCCATTACCAAAATTAGAGGTTCCTGCCCCACCACCTGTTGCCCCTATTGCGCCACCGGTTGCTCCAATTGCACCACCTCCTCCTCCAGTTCTTCCTCCACCAGTTATTGCACCAGTTGGAAATTCACCACCCGTTCCACAAAGCGGAGGTGATATGCCAGAAGCATTTACGCACACACCATTCTAAATATAATTTTTATAGAACAATAAAAATTATCTAATTAGAAAATATATAATGCTTGAAATTATATTTTGCACAATTTTAATAACAATAATTATGGGCATTTTATTTTATTTTTTAATATGGAAAAGAGTATCCAATATAAACGATATTATTAAAAAATTAACTAAAAAATGTGCTCGATTAAGTGTCTCAGCGCAACAAGATACTAACCCTATTATCGCCGTCTTAGAAGCTAATTATAGTGCTGCATATTTATCAGCAATAAAAGAAATAGCGGATGATAGTCAATTCAAATTAGCCACATCTCTCGATTTTACAGATTTCGAAAATAATATTACAAATATACAAGATACAGTAACACAAAAATTATTAGCAACTTGTACAGCAGTAGCACCCGATAATGCATCCCTACTTAAAGCTATGTATGGATCTAGTACTTAAGATAATTTGCATATCATCATTTTTGATATTATCCCAATTGAAATCAATTTTTAACTTTTTACATTCCTCTTCTATTGATAAAATTAACACTTCTGTTAATTCATCATTCCTTACACCACAAGAGATTTTCAGTTTTTTGTTTTTATCCTTTTTCATATTGTATAATTCAATAATAGGATAAAATACATAACCTATCTTATCATCACTAATTATATCTTTCATTTCATTATGACCACATGTTTCGCAACAAGTAAATTCCTTTTCGGCGAGTATGTTATTTTTCTCAAGATTGTAAAATAACTTATCAACTTCATTTATAAAATTATCGATATTAATATGATTTTTAACCATTGTTTGTATATTTTACTAAAATAATTTAAATGATTAAAAAATCAATTTTTTTATTAAAAAATTACCCTTTGTGGTCAATTTTTTAATAAAAATTTATATGACATGCATCATACTATCTCTTTTAAATTCCAATACATTATCATTTTGAGTAACTGTATCCACTTTATTACTTATTATATCAGCACTGATATATATACATCCATATGGATGTTTTGATGATAATTTATATACATTTTCTACATATTCAGTTTTTTTAAATGCTTCCATATCTCTAACTACAGCTGATATTTCCGTATACTCAATTGGAATAACAGGTTCATTGATTATGTATTTTTGATCTATATTTTTAGTTGGTTTTGTTATGATTAAACTGTTTAATTTTAATGTTTCAGTCATTATTTAGTTTGATTAATAAATTGACTAATCAAACTAAATATCAATTTTTTATGATCAATTTTTTATCTACATATATAATATCAATGCTTAAATATAATCTAATAGCATACGATAAAATTTTATCTATCATTAAAGATCATTTGAAGAATACAATATTCACTGGAATCGCCATCCGGAAAGGATATTTTGTCTTAAATACTCGACGAGATCAACCCTATTCCGATTATCATATCACTATTTTCCAAGATCAATGGGATGAATATAAATCTCCATCCAAATTGCGAGCTAGATTATTTCATATAACACATGAAAAAACTAAATGTTCAGCATATTATTTGGTGAATACTAATTTGAAAGTGCAGGAAATACCAAATAATGATTTTTTATATGAACAACCTGATTTTAGTCATTCAGCATCTACAAGGGAAAAATGTATAGATGATATAATTAAAACGATAAATAAGGAGTTTGATATAGTAATTAATAGAATAGCAAACACTTTAATAAATAAAAAAAAGGTAAAAAAGCAACATCAATTCACTAAACATAAATATAAAATAAAATATTATTAAGCTATCATTTTATATGGTATCGCTGGATAACATCTATAATTCACTAATTCTATATCTTCAAATTTAAAATCAGTCAACTCTTTTACATCTCTTTTAAACTTTAATTCTGGAAAATTATATGGTGTTCTTAATTTCTGTTGAATTGCTTGATCATAATGGTCTTCATACAAATGAATATCTCCAAAGTTCATTATCAATCTACCAGGTTTTAATTTATTTCCTTTATATTCAATATCATTATTAATCACTTCGCAAAACATATGTACAAGTAAAGCACTACTAGCAATATTAAATGGAATTCCACAACATATATCTGCAGATCGTTGATACATACTCATCGATAATTTATCATTATCAACATACCATTGAATTACTAATGAATGGCATGGATATAATACTCCCTCTTTCGCTTGAATCGGATTATATGTGGTCATCAATATTCTTCTACTATTGGGATCATTTTTAATTAAATTCAAACAATCATTTATTTGATTATATCCTTGCCCAGTATAATCTTTATCCATCCCTTCATATTTTGCTCCATAAAAACACCATTGCCATCCATACATTGGTCCAATATCACCTTCATTATAATTTAATCCACATTTATCCAAAAATTCCCTTCTAGAATTCGGTTCCCAAATTTTAACTCCTTTCTCTGATAAATGATTTGAATTCGTATCTCCTTTTAAAAACCAAAGTAATTCCTCAAATACCCCTTTAATGAAAACTTTTTTGGTTGTTAATAATGGAAATCCTTCACTCAAATCAAATTCTAATCTATCACCAAATCTAGACCATGTAATTGAATTTCGAGTTTGTCGTTTATTTCCTTCTTTAATTAATTTATGGATGATACCAAGATAATTTAATTCAGGATTATTAAAATCCATTATTCCTTTTCCAAATTTAGAAAAACTGATTTTTACTTTTATATTATTTTTTTTGTCCAATACTTCATATTCATCCTTACAAAATAATGGATAATTATAATTTATATTTCGCACAGTAATATTACAGTTATAATCATGCTCTATTTCTGTTAGATATAATTCTGAAATATTTTCTGGATTATTAAATACTTCTTCATATAATTTAGCTCCGCCGCATATAAATATACTTTCAACATCATTTAATAATTTCTTAGCATCATCTAAACTTTTAACAACAAATGCACCTTGTTCAATTCGATAATTTTCTTTAGTACTTAATACAATGCATTTTCTTCCTTTTAATGGTCTCATTTTAATTGTTTCCCATGTATTTCGACCAAAAATAACTGCATTAATTTTATTTGGGTCATTAGTTCGTGTAGTGACATCTTGAAAAAATTTCATATCAACAGTAATATCCCATGGAATTGAATAATCGGTTCCATTATATGCACCTAAACCGTGTTTTTTATCAACCGCTATTATAACTTTAAACATTCTATAGTATATAAAATAATTATTTTTTATATTATTAATAAATCAATTTTTTTAAAATTACCCTTTGTGGTGCGTTATTCATCGCAGAGCAATCTATTTATGATTGCTATCAATTTTTATCTGAAATTTGGATCAATTGGATCATTTAAATTAGCATCACAATTTTGTCTATGAAAATATGGATCAACATCATCTAGAATCATAAGACATCTCCAGCAGAAAAACTTTTTGCAATTAGTACATGGAATTTTATCACATCCATATATTTTTTCCACTCGGATGTTACACTTTGGGCACGGTCTAGTTTTTCTCTTTAATAGTTCAATTGTTTCTGGATCTGCATCTATCGATTTACCTTCACATCTTTTGGTTGAATGATATGGTGTCATTCTACATTGTCTACAGAAAGTTGTTTTACACTCTGTACAGGTCCTAATATTTTTATTTATTTCATCTTTTGATACTTCAAACCCATATTCAGATAAACGACATTCTTTATTTGTACAATAATCTGCATATTCCGGTCCATTTTCATTAATAAATAATTTTATATGAATTTTTTTAAGTATCATAATATATTTTAATAAGTCTTCATTTGGAAGATATTGGAGTAGATTAACAACAGGTATTGGCTTTTTACAATTATTCACTTCACATTTAATACATAATGTTACAACTAAAGATTTTCCATCAAAAGATTTTCTGACGATAAAATTAGAATCCGAATTTATGAATTTAACTAATTTTTTATTAACTGTTTCATATTTTATTCCGTTAGGAAGTTCAATATATCTGTCGATGAATTTAGTGATATTTTCCCGCTGAACAGTATGAGCATGTCTTCTACTACCACATATTTTAATAATATTATAACTTGGATCAACATCTCCAATAGATGTATCCAATCCTTTACTAATTTCTTCTTTGATATGATGCTTACTGGCTGGATTTTTTCTCGGCGTTGTTCCAATAGGTTTTAATGTATCAAATCCATGTGATATTAGAAATGAAATCGTTTTATTAAATTTTGAAATTCTATAATTGATATTTATTTTGGCATGATCTCTTCTTTGTTTTGGTATTGATTTATTATTAAATATTTGTTCCAATGAAATAATTTTTTGTTGTAATTTGTGTGCACTTATTAAATTTTTCATTATTGCTTCCATTTTTTCAAGTTTTCTCTTATTAATCAATCGCTGTCGCCTTTCTTTTTCTTCTCGAATACTTATTACAATACCATCATTCAAATCATTTAGATCTCTTATATTCGTTACAGCATCATTATATTTTTTTTGATATGTTTCAAGTATCTTATCATAATCCACCTCAAGAGCATCCATTGAAACTGGAGCACTAGTGGAATCTACGAGAATAAATCGAGTAGTATCCTCTGGTAGAAGATCCATCTGATGATATAAATTAATAAGTTAAGTATAGCAAATAATATTCAATTTTTTTAAAAAAATTAC